ATTTCATTGTGTCCCAACATATTCACGAACACGCAGTGCATGTTGTCGACTATACATGCTCGAGAGATCCTTCTGTCTACCTGAGAATGGACTACCCTCACGACGGTGTCCACGTTGGATTTTTCAAAAAATGTTTCTTTTAGTCTCTTCTCCACGGGAGAAACCAATTCGTCTTGGTTCAACGAATAACGGAGCATAGAAGTATTCATTTCGTACCGTGTATGTACCCATTGAAAACAAAATAAATTTGCTACCAACTGATATCTGTCGATGGGATGTTCCTCAGAGATCTCTTCGTTGATATGTGTTTATCAGGATCATTCACGTCGGGAAGAGTGACGTCTTGACGCCTCCTTTTAGTATTGTCGTCATCCGTAATAATATTATTATTAATATAAGCATTCCCCATCACTTTTTTAGTCAACTCTTCCAATAATTCTTTTTTATCGTCGTCCGTTACATCCTGAGTGAATTCTTGCTTGAGTTCCATACATTCAGAAAACAAATCGTTCAAAAACTCAACCCAGTATTCGTTACTCTTTAAATTCTTCTTATACGGAGTAACCATACGGATAAGAAGTTTCTTGTGCTCTTTCTTCATTGTTATCCTGTTCACATGAGCCCATTCATTCTTACTTGCCTTTTTCCTAGCATAAGCCTCCCTCTTTCGAGAATTAGACGCCTTCTCGAATTTACTAAGGGTTTCCTCGTCCATCAGAGGTATACGAATATGGGAATCAATACCTTCCAAAGGTAAAAATACGTCGTCCTTGACATGAACTATGGCTCTCTTCTTGAACGCAACAGAATCCTTCGTCACGATCTGCTGTATATTGGTCGGACGCATGATTTTCGGGTTCAAATTTGATCCCGTCTTCATGTGACCGTATCCAGCTATAAACTGAACCTCCAGTAAACCTTGAATAGAATTTCGAGAAGACTCCGAAGACAATAGGCGCAACTTCGTCCAAAAACAGTTTTCCTTCTCTCCTTTCCTCTTTCCCATTATGTATATGTCGTAATTCTGTATGTCTATATAACTTTTACCTACTAAATTTTCTAAAAATAAAGGAGTTATTGTCTTATCAAACCTCTTCCCATAAAATGAAAAAACTCCTTTTGGAAAATCGACCAATGAACCATTTTCGTTGAAATCCCTGACGATTTCCATTATTTAATAATAATTTTGGGAAATACTCGAGCATAAAAAAATAATGACTAGGTGGGGTGTTCTCAAACATTCTCAATCCTTTATTAGGCCGTATTTATCCGTATTTAAATATTTTATATTACCATTTAAATAATATTATAATATAAATGGATCTTGAAAAGGCATTTGGACCACAGTTCAAATTCACGTCGAAAATTATACCGCTACTTCAACCAGACAGACTTGGTATGGAAACACCAACAGAATCTACGGTTACCCCGGCTGTTTCCCCCGTGACCCCGGTTGTTTCCCCGGGAAATCCGGTTGTTCCCCCGGCAAATCCGGTTGTTTCCCCAGTAAATACGGTTGAACCGGTTTCCCTTTTAACTCCACCAAACGTATATCTCATCCAGATCCAGATCAATAGAGACGATTGTCATCTGGTCATAACCTTTTTACTAGTGTTCATTATATCATTCCTTCTCAGCAGCAGAAAAAAATAATTTATCGTCGACGTCTCCTCTTTACTCTTACTGGATTTCCAGCATTATTGTTCTTATCCAAAAAGATACCGAAACTCTGCAGGAAGACGTCGCTGGCGTCATCTTTTTTCTTTAACTCCTTCATGGCTTCAAGACCCTTGGTGACGTCTAACTCCTCGAAGACATCTTTTGAAATCTCAACCGATAATTTTTTCAGGTCTTTAGAGTATGCTTTTGTGTGATCTGTTCCGTATCTTTCAAGAAGACCAGGAAAATAAGAATCTATTGCCTTGAATTTATTTCTAGGAGAGATAAATCTAACTTCGGATGCGTTATCTGTTAACTGAGATTTTGTGTAAAAATAGGAATAACATGCGTATCCTAAAACAGTGTTCTTGATTGAACGTGAAATTTGATTTTCTATTAATATATAATCTAAAGGTTTATCATTTATTTTTTCACACGAGTTCATAAAATCGATCAATGCTACAGCCAAAACCTGACAAGTCTGTTTCATATGACCAATAGACGTTTTTTCAACATGTATCAAATCGAACTCATGATTTTCTATATCGAACTCTACGATACAGTATGCCAGGTTAACGATACCAATATCTATACTAAGCACGCGTACTTTTTCGTCTGTTGTTTCTTCTGAAGAGTCCATTTTTTATTAATAAAAATACACATTATAAACCCATCAAATAAAACTCAATCCAAATTATATCTCCACTGAACACCCTATAACATACGTACCTCGTTGCTCATTCTGAGATGTTTTCGGCCAAAATTTAACACATTCCTCAACCGATATCCCATGATCGGCAAATATTAAACCGTAATTATCAGGAGTAAAATAAGTATTCGTCCCAGGAAACTTCAGCGCCGTAAACAGTTTCAACTGTGAGATAAAAATAGACTCCAGAGTGTATTCCTCTGAATCTATGTTCACTCTATCAGAGTTCACGAACGCATACAGAGCGTTACTCGAGTACTGGAACCTCTTCTTTTCCTCCAGAATCCTAGGAGGAAGATTATTCCATATGTCTGAATTACCGAAATTATGAACCGCCCAACTATACGATAAAGACGCTTTCCTAATAATCGCAGGTATTTCTGTCGCAAATATGTTGGATAATAAATTCGGATCAGAAACTTCAGAAGGAACTCTGTTGGGAAAATCTAGAATGACAACTCGTCTAGAAATAGATCCAGACTTGTCTTCCCATCTTGGAGACTCATTGCCCGCAAGAATTCCTGGTACGCTCCAACGACCCACACAAGGATTTTCATGTTTTACGGCCATAGACAACTCTTCCCCCGTTATCATACTCTGGAAACAAGCTACATCCAGTGCAAAATCACCCTTCATTTCGGGAATAATGAATATTTTCTTGGTGAAAATCGTAGACAACCCGAATTGTTTCTCTATATTGTTCGATATCACACCAATATCTCTAGAATTGTACAATTTCTGTACAACCTTGATGATCGTCGATTTACCAGAACCTGCCACCCCCTTCAAGAATGGTATAACCTGCCACGAATCTTTTTCGTTTACTTCATAAAATAACCTACCTATAAACACAAACATCCACTTGATCATGTCTGCGCTCCACTTTTGAGGAGTGAAAATGGAATCAAATAAGGGAGTTTCTAACTCCGAGTACGTTTTTAAAGAACTTCCAGGTATCGGAGGACCATCGAAATAAACCCCGGCGAAATCTTTCTCGATAATCTTACAAGAAACCAGTTCGTCGTCCGTGTGTTGTCCGTAAAACCAAAACCTGTCGTCTGTTGCGTCGTAAATCCCATCGTTGAATGACCAAACTCGACGCTTAATCTTGAGATCAGGAAATTCCATGTCCAACGAATCCGTTAGATATTTCACAGCCGGTTCAAACATACCCGAAAGCATCATTTTCCACATCTCGAAATTTGTCTCCTTCGAACACAAAGATCGAACTATCGTTTTTATGTCACACTTCTCTTTCCAAGCATGTGAGGCTTTACCATCCTTGAATATCTGTTCGAAAACAAAACCCTCAAATCTCCTGTACCTCATCCTGAAAAGAGAACCTAACAAATACAAAGTATAGATGTGAGCCGGTTGTAAATCTTCTTTGCTGAGAGGTGAATGCCAAAACAATATCTCGGCTGAAACAGGGACTGGAAACGCAGAGTTACAGTTCGTCATTCTCATAAAACACAATAGGGTTTCCCTTCCGTAAAAGATGTTCTCCTGAAACCTGGCAAATCTTGCAACCAATTCAGAATTGTTTTCGGATTCTTCTGATTCTTCGTCTTGGCCTGATTCCGTTTCCATGTCCATGTCTTCTAATTCACGGCGTATGCGTGCATAAAGTTTCCAATCTTTAGAATATATGTCTTGAATATTCTGGGGTACAAGATCGGAATCATCCGTTATAGAAAAAATGTTCAAAATGTTAGGAAGCCCTTGTGCCGAACAACTTGTTTTCCATTTTTGTTCCAA